TGACCGCAGATTCGATTCTGACGACCTCCTTGATGGAAAAACAGGACATGGGAATTCAGGTCGCGTCGAAGGCCGAGGCCGACAGGGCGCAGAGGGCCATAGACGCCAAGAAGGCGGCAACCTAATGCCCATCTACGTCACGAGCGACGCGCACCAGACCGGCGGAGACGCGCGGGACTTCTCCGCCTGCGACCCGCGATTCGCCGAGCGGCTGAAACGGTTCGTCGCATTCGCGGGCGATAGTACCATCATTCGCCCGGGCGATTGGTACGATTTCTGGCTTGGACGCCGGGGGCGGGTTCAGGGTTGCGAGACGGGGGCTGAGCACCTGTGGGCAGGACGCCCTCAAGACATTCGGCTCGAAGGCAATCACGACCGGAACCACGGCGACTGGGCCGCGTGTTTTGCGGTTGGCGGAAAAGAGTTCCTGGTCATGCACGGCGACAGGCTTGACGCGGCCAACTCCGGGGTGCGTCGAATTGTCGGTTGGACGGCGACGAAGGCTGCGGGCCTCGTGATAGACCTGAACGGTTCACCTATCTGGCCGACGGGAGAGACTGTGAATGAGCGACTTTTCAGGCTCATCGGCCATGAGCCGGACGATACCCGGTTCGAGGCTGCCGTTGAACAGTTTCGGCAACTTAGTGGCGTGGATGTCATCATCTGCGCCCACACGCACCGGGGCGTGGTCCGGGAACATTATGCGAACTGCGGCCGGTGGCCCCAGTACCTCATTATCAAGGACGACGGAAGCATCGAGCTAAGGACTTGGAAATGAACCTTAAACGCGAAGGAGGTCTGGCATGATTAACGAGAACCGACTGGCGGAACAGATTGCGGCAGACGAGGGTAAAAAGGTCCAGGTGAACATCGCGCAGATTAAAGAGGTCTTGCGCATCACGCTCGACTTGCTCTCTCGGCGCAGCATTTTCAGTGTCTGGATGCTGCTGCGAAAGCACAAAACGAGGCAATGAAGGGAGAGTAGAAATGATCCGCCGATGCAAGGGTGGGTGGAAGGTGGTTAGCCGTAAAGGAAAGAATCTCGGTGGACCTTATCGAACGAAGAAGGAAGCTAAGCAACGACTTAGGGAAGTGGAGTATTTTAAGCATCGAGCTTGAGATAGCAGGAGATTAAATGAACACGCAACAAAGAATAAAGGAACTTACGTCGGAGGAATGGTTCCAGGAGTTGGAACGAGGGAGAGTCTTTCGTCGTAAGTATGGCTTAGAGGATAGTTGGGCCTCGAATGAGGCGATGTTCTATAATGTGCACGAAACTAACGAAAACGCCGGACCAAATTTGATCATGAGCATTGGCGATGCAATGATGTCTGCTCTTTCTATTCCTGTGCCACAAGTGTTGTTGGGGGCGAGAAGGAAAGAGCTTGTTGGAGCAGCAAGGATTTTGGAGTCGTTAGATAATGGGCTTATTCAAGATTTGGAACTACAAGACGAGATAGACACTGCAATACTTCATGCGTTCTTGTGGGGAAGAGGGATTCTTAAGATTGGATATGATTCCGAATGGGGATGGAATCCGAGGTTTGACTATGGGAAGAAGAAGAATCCACTAGGGCTGAGTCTTACTCAGTTTGATAAGGAAGGTCGAAGGATTGAGTTTGCTGATGTAAAACCAGGCATGCCGTGGGTGAGAAGTGTGCTTCCGCATGACATCCTGGTCCCTTATGGTACAAAAGACTTAAGGTCGACTGAGTGGATTGCCCATAGGGTAATTAGGCATGTGGATGATATTCGAGCCGACGTTAAGTATAGTCGTACGGGAAAACTCCAGCCGGTGATGTCGATGGAGGATTTTATTAAGTCTTATACAACAAAACCAAAGGCATGGCGGGCGGAGGGTGGAGCAGCGATTAAAACAGGGGGAGAGGGAAGAGCAGAGTACTGTGAGCTTTATGAGATACATGATCGAAGAAGCGGAAAGGTTATGGTTATATCCACCGGGCATAAGGGCTTTTTGAGAAATGAAGAAGACCTTATGCAGGATGATGGCTTACCATTTGAGGAGGTAGGATTCATTCCTGGAGCTAGAGCGTTTTGGGTTACACCAGATGCATACTATTTGCGGATTTCACAAGCAGAACTTGCAGACGTATCGCTGCAAGCAACTAAGCAACGCAGGCTAAGTGTGCTGAGATTTATGTCAGAGGAAACGGCAATCGACGAAAAGGAACTAGATCGAGCATTGTCAGCGGATGTGGGGGTTTGCTTTAAGGTGAAGGATTCACGAGGAAAAGATGCCTTAGTGCCCATAACTCCATATACGAATAATCAACTCTTGTATCTAGATGCGTCGTATATTAGGCAGAACGCGCGTGAGATTACAGGGATGTCGAGGAATCAACTTGGTGAGTATGATCCTAAAAGTCGCATAAGCGCAACCGAGACTATGACAGTCCAGTCTGGCTCGTCACAAAGAATGGGCAGGAGGGGAAGGTTGTTGGGGAAGGTATATGAGAGGATAATAAAGAAGGTAAATCGTATTATCTTTAAACAATGGACTACGCCGAGATGGATAGAAGTAATTGGAGAGGAGGGGACGAGAGAGTGGATTCAGTATCAAGGGTCAGAGTTAATGGGGGATTATAAGTATGAAGTGTTCTTCTCGCCGATAAACGTGCCCTCGCTGACAGCAAGACAACAGCGAGCGCTTCAATTATACACAAGTTTGGGAAGGATGAAAGATCCGAAGGTTATGGACGAATTTCTGGCCCATGCGTATAATGATCCTGAATTAGCGGAGGTATTCCAAAGTGCCGATTTACGCTTACAGATGCCCGGCATGCAAGGCGGTGCAGGAGTTGTTCCGTCAAATATCGGCACGGAATGACAAGGTAAAATGTAAATGTGGCGTGGCAATGAAACGCCAGATAACCGCATTTACCCCTCGCGCCTGGAAGCCGATTACGCTAGAGCATATAAATGTTACTGGAGAAGGTCCATTGACATTTAAGTCAGAAAAAGCTTTGCGTAGATATTGTCGGGAGAATAAACTATCATCAGGAGCCCTCTTATGAAACAAATTAAGGCAACGTTAACGAATGGGCAGTGGATGGTGGAAGTGACTTCTTCAGTCGGAGAAGTGATTACACGGGGAGAGGTAGCGTTGTTTGCTAGAGCGTTGAAGGTTAAGCTTAGGAGTTATTACCTTACGCAGAGAAAGATGTCGTTGGCTGCACTTAAAGAGTCGGAAGCGAAAGCTAAGACTATTGCCGAAGCGCGAATGGTTAAAACAGCGGCTATGAAGGAGAATACAAATGTCAGGTGAAGAAGAAGAGATTGTGGATAATGCCAAAACGCCGGAAGCAAAGGCTGTTCGTGAGGCTGAAATAGCTGAACGATTGAGATCGATTGATGCGAAAGTTACCGGAGGTGAAACGCTCGCAAAGTTAATGGCAGACCCAGATGTACGCGCCCTTCTCGAATCGAAGCAGGCAGGAAAAACTGTGAGGGTGGTAATTGGGGATGAAGCTCAAGAGGACGACGAGGAAGACGATGTTGACCTCGACTCGCTTTCCAACAAAGAGCTTACGAAGCATCTCCTCAAGCATATCACTAACGCAGTTAGCCAAACTGTCGAGAAGAGGATTGCCGAAGTAGAGTCTCAGGTTGGTGGACTCTTCGGGCATATACAAAACACTGAGGCTGCTGAAATAAAGAAAAACATTGAGCGGTTGAGAGAGCAGTTCCCTGACTTCGATGACTTGCGTGAGACTATGACTGAGATTAACCGAACGTCCCCTGGACTTTCGGTTGATGAGTTATACGTGCTCGCAAAGGTCAGACGAGGCGGGCTGGAGGGACTTCGTGGAGGCCTTTCGTCGGAAAAGCCGACCAGGTCTACTGCGAGGCCACCAAGTAAGGTCCAACGAAAGATTCCACTCCCATCTGGACGTAGAGGATTCAGCGCGTTGCTCCAGGAGGCACTAGAAAAGCAAGAGCATCGCGTGAGTAACGAGGATGAAGTGGAACTTGAGGAGTAATCTCCGATGGCAACAACGTTACCGACGTTCACGAAGCGAATCGATGACGCCTTTACCGAGACTTGGTATGAAATCCAAGCCGAGGCGATCGACAACATACTTAATGCTACGCCGATATGGGCAATCTTGAAGCTCAAAGGTTGCTTTACACCGCAGTCTGGTTCGGATATGATTACCCGAACCATTAGGTACGGCACGCAGGCAAGCGTAGATGTGAAGAAAGGCGATACGCTGCCGCAAGGCGAGCCGGAGCTGGAGACGGTAGCAAGGTGGACATTCCGCCATCTCGCTACTCACGTCCAGCGGGACTTGTTCACGGATCGGGAGAATCGTGGAAAGTTCAAGATTAAGGACTACGTTGCGAAGCGACTTCAGGCAGCAAGGGACTCGATGGTGCAGCAGTACGAGACTGAAGTCACTGCAGCGTTTTCCGCAGCGGCAGAGACCACGAGTAAGGCTATTCAGGGGCTTAACGAGCTCCTTCCGCCTTACGCGAATGCTTGCACGGGTACTTATGGATTGATCGCCCGTCCGGCAACCCTGGCTGCGAGTGGGAATGTGTATAAGCCTGCGACGGGGAATACTTGGTGGGGCAGTGCTTACAAGGCAATGACCCTGCCGGTTGAGGTTAATCTTGCGGATGACATGAGATCGCTGTATAATGGCATCAGCGATAACATGGAACCGCCAGATCTTATTATTAGCGACCTGAACCCGTATGAATACTATGAAAGCTACGGCCTTGACATGTCGCAAATCGTCAAGGACGAGGGCGGTCAGATGGTTGACCTAGGATTCAGTGTTCTACGGTTTAGGGGAAAGCCGTGGATATGGAGCAACAACGTTGCCCTGTCTGGACCAAAGATGGAAGTGCTAATGCTGAATACGAAGTACATCGAAGTCGTTTATGACCCCGGCATGTGGTTTGACATGACGGAATGGAAGTCGATTCCGTTGCAAGCAACGAGAATCGCGCATATTCTCTCTGCGTGTAACATAATCACCACGCAGCCCAGGCGGCATGGACGGCTTTACGAAGCGTAAAAAGCCAACCGGCTGTTTGGAGTGAGAGCAAACCAACATAAGGAGCAGAGAGATGGAGAAGCAAGTTTTTGTGACGAATGCTGTTACGGAGTCCAGGCCGTATTTGGCTCCAGGGACGTATGGTCGGATGGATGCTGGAGATGTGGAGGGGGTGGGAACCCTTCGGTGGATTGGGAATAAGCTTTACCGTTGGGTGCAAAACCGCCACTCTGCCGCACTCGCAGCAGGGGATGTCGTGTTCCATACCTTCAGCGATGGGGCTGATGCGGAGAAGTACGTCCGTGATGGGGCCACAGCTGACCTTGGGTTCATGGCAGGCGTTGTGGCAAGCACCGCTATCGCGGTTGGCACTTCTGACGAGTCGTATGCTGATGGTGGCTATGGTTGGGTGCAAGTGTTAGGGTATTGTGCGGCAGCAAATGTGCTGCCGGACACGAACGCCACTCCTGCTGCAGGTGCCACATTGTACGGTGTCGATGGCCAAGTCTATGTCAACGGCCAAGCCGTTACTGCAATGGGCACGGCGCCGATTTATTTGAAGAACCTCATGCTGCTTGAGGCCGTGACGATGGACACCTATGCTACCGTCACGACGGCAAAGGTTCTCGTGAGCTGTCTCTAGAACGGAATGGAGCAAACATGCGCGTCTGTTTAGGGATACCCGTGGTTGGTGGAGTGCCTGGGGAGGTGTTTGCATCTCACCTAACTCTTGCTGTTGCGATTGGTCGCAAGGCAGATATCGTCATCCCAGGCGTATTCGACGTCATGCCACACGATCGAGCTAGGATGGTCCTGGCCAATGCAGCCATTGAGTACAAATGTGACCTTCTCCTGTTCATCGACAGTGACATGGAGCCTCCAAGAGACACATTCGATCTCTTGTATGAGACAATGCAAGCTTCAAAGGCTCAGGTAGTTGTAGGAAATTGCTACCGACGCGGGTATCCCTTTACAGGCGTTTGGTTCAAGGAGCATCAAGGAAAGGTGTACGAGTGTTACGCTTCCCCGGAGTCCGGATGGCATGAGATTGACTCTTCCGGTCTCGCATGCGCGCTCATAGACGTCCCCTGGATGCGAGACCACATTCCCGAGCCGAGATTCTTCATCGGACAAGTGAATGGAAAGGTTTGCTGGGAGGATGTTTGGTTCTACAAATGCCTCCGCGACGCAGGTGGTCGGCTGGTTGGTGACCCCCGAGTGCAAGTAGGACACTTGGGGCCAAGGATGATGGTGAACCGCAAGACTTCTCGGTTCCTCCGCAACCAGTATGAAGCAGAAAACCCCGAAGTATTGGCTAATCTAAAGGAGATCGCTAAGTGAACCCCTGGAGCAGCCATCTCGGACCTTTGATGCTTGCTGTTGCCTCCACGAAGGGCCCAGTGGTGGAGGTCGGAGCGGGAGTGTTCTCCACCGGGACTATCGTTCTTTCATGTGGTACTTCATGCAATGGGGTTAATCGAGAATCGTGGACCTTTGAGCAAGACATTAAATGGTTCAAGACTCTTTACGTGAAGCACCCGTCTCACCAGTTTGTCCTTTATCATGATATCACAAAAGTCATCGAAATGCTCCGCACCATTCGGCCTGCTGTTTTACTCATCGATTGTGACAAGGTCGGCCCAGAAGGGGTCGGATATCCGGACAGGAAGAGGCTTATCCAGGAGCTTCATAACGCAGTAGAGGTATTTGTAATCCATGACACCGAAGACGTTGCGTTCCACGGCCCAGAAAACTTATGGGATGGTTTTGCTCATATCTGGACCTTCAAGCCGCAAGACCTTCCGTGGACTACTCTTGCAAGTAATAGCATGGATTTGGAATCCATGCTCGGGAAGCCCTTGAGGTGAGGCACTCCAAGGGGATGATGATAGGTCGGTTTCCGACTTATCAGGTAAGGGAAATGAGGAGAGAGCAAGATGGCAATGGCGACAGGATTGATAGGGAAGAACTTGAAGGTGTGGAAGGGTGCGGGACTGTCGAAGAGGTTGGCAGTGGTGATGAATCAGTTCTTTAGGATGTTGGGGCATGTGAAAGGGACGACACCGTTAGGGGATAGTCCACCGTTTGCGATTTTTGTCAAGGCAGGAGAGCCGGTGAATAATACGGCGGCGGATTCACCAGGAAGGAATCTTTGCTTTATATGGGATTCGACTAATAAAGACCTTTATTTTGTCTACGCTTGGTCAGCGGTGGGGACGTTCACGGTGCTGAAAGTGATCGACTAATGATACGCTCGGCATTGGCAGCAGCGGTGGTGGTTAATTTGGGTGGTCGGACGGATAAGACCTCGGTGGTTAATCAGGGGTTGGACTTTGCGCTTGGGGAGATGACGAAGGCTTATGGATGGAAGGAGCTGGAGTCGACAAGCGATGTGAGTATCTCCGGCACGGTGCTTACAATTACGGATGGTGCGTGGGATGCGGGAGACTTGACGTTAACGAAAACAGGGGCATTTACGTCGTATACGTTCGTTGCGGGGGATAGGGTATATGTGTCGGGAGGGACTGGTATTACGGTTGGATGGGCTACGATTAAGGAGAAGACATCGAACAATGTGCTTACGTTGACGGAGAGTATTGGGGCGAGTGATGCGTCGGACGTGGCTGCGACGCTTATAGGGAATCCAGAATATGTCAACCTGCCAACGAATACGTTGCATGTGGTCAGGGCGAGGTTGATTGATGGTACGAGTTCGCAGAGGATTGCGATTAAGACGAAGGGATGGTTGCAGGATAGGTGGCCGAATGTAGCGAGTCTGGCATGTGGGGTGCCGAAGTGGGCGTATGAGGATAAGAGTCTGGGAAGACTTTACTTGTATCCGGTGGCGAATGAGAATTATACGATTCGTGTTACGATTACACAGGTACGGACGTCGTTTGCAGAGGACGCGACAGCATGTCCGGTTACGGGGCTGGATCTCGCGTTAATTGCTTGGGCTACGGGGTATGTGTTTCAGGCAGTGGAACAGTTTGCAAATGCGGAGTTGTGGTTCCAGCGAGCAAGGACTGCGGCGATGAATGCGGAGCAGGCCGATAGACGTAGTAGGGAGGAGTTACGGGCGGAGGATGGGGCGGATGAAGAGGAAGGGTTGTATCTGTCGGCTGAGCCATGGTTGGATCCGTTTGTTAGGGAGATAACATGACACTCCCAGGCGGGCCGGGGACGGAGTTCACCGCGAAGGTAATGTGGGATGGAAAGGTTGCGAAGAAAAGCCGTCACTTTCAGACGGATGAAGACTATGTCTGGATAGACTGGTTCCCGATTGTGATGGGGACGGTGGGGTACATTGTGCCGGCGTTCGGCACATCGAGGCCGGGGGATACGGAGGGAGTGTGGGGATATACATGCAATACGGTCTCTACGGAGACTGATGAGGATGACCAATC